CCCCCAAAAACAGAGTACAACCAGTGAACAAAAAAGGGTGGGGCTTGGTGGAAGTGATTTTATACACAACCACCGAGGGAAATTATTTGGGGAGTAGGGGCTGGGATATTAGAGAATTACTATGGTGGCGAAACCCTCCTTTAAAATATAGTTTGCTAACTCTTGTAAAATTATTGTATGCTTTTAAATCTTCCCAAGTAGGACTTATATTTTCCTTACTACAAATTTTCATAAAATGTATAAATAATCGTAAGTTCATAATACCTCCTATAATTCATCCTCTATTTGTTGCCAATAACATTCGGGTATATCCTCACTATCAAGTATGTCATTTATTACATTTAATTTATTTCTTAAATAAGTTTCTAATTCACCCTCTACCGTACCACTTTGTAATTCGTTTAATGTAACAAATAAATTCTTTAAAACTTCTTCTTTTGATTTCATAAAATATTACCTCCTAAAATAGTATAATTCATTCTATCATAGAAGGTAATATTTGTCAACACATTTATTTATACAAATCAATCAATACTTCTAAGTCATGAATAAATTGCTGATAACTTTTATCTAATTCCTTATACATAGAATCCCAATCATTTCCTTTTAATTTATTCAAACCCATACTTTTTATTAATTCTGGATAATCTCTATAACAATAATTCATGTCAACATTTCCATTAATACCATTTACTTTACCTGTTGAGGAATATTGCCATAAATTTGGTGTAGTAAAAGCCTCACCAACACCCCAAACAGCTATCCAATTATCAAAAGTTGTTTTTATGTAGTCATTAAAAACATGATTATAATAATCTTTATTCATGTAATTCATTGCATAATAACCAGCTTTTTCAATCTCTAACAAAAAGGCACTAGCCATCTGATTAATTAACTCGTTAGAAGGCTTACTCTTGTTTATTTTTTCAAAATACCTTACACTATCATATTCATAGTCAAATATAACAGGATATTCAACTTCAAAATCTTTTATCTTTTCTAGTACGAATTTTGCCTCTGCGACAGCCTCATTCACATCAGTTGCATAAGAAAACAGATAAACCCCAAACGGTATATTGTTATCTTGACACCCCTTAACATTATTTAAGAATTGCTTATCTAAAGTAACAGCATATCCAACTCTTAAAATAGCAAATTCAATACCGTCATCTTTAACCTTTTTCCAATCAATTATTCCTTGATGTTCTGAAACGTCAATACCTTTTTTCATTTTTTCTTACCTCCCATAAACCACGATTTTAAAAGATTTCTTTGGTACATTTGTAACAGTATTATCATGTGATAATATAAACATATCTGTCGTTTCTTTAATGTCGTTTACATTTTTAATCTTTGTGAAACGTTGGTTGTTTCTTTTAAAGAAAATATAAACGGTCATTTTGTTATTCCTCCTTTAAATTACTTAATAAAACCCCTATAATATGATTTAAACTACTATCACATATTAAATCATCTTCACTAACTTCATAGTCTGTTCTTTTACCTTCATCACTTATTAATATTAGCATCATTCTAACTACCTCCTAAACATAATCTAATAACATTGTAAACCACACTCTTTATCCTCATACTCTCAAAATACACATTTCCGCCCTTGTAATTCTCAATGAATGTTTTAAAGTATGTACTTTTATTTATTGATTTTAGCAACAAAGTGTTTGGCGTATGGTCATCTAAAGTAACACTATATATGAGTTTAAAACAATTATCAATATTATCACTTACAAAAAATTTACCTTCTGAATAATCTACCCAAACACCATATAATTCATCTTGATATTTAAAAGTAAAATAGTATGAACTTTTTGGTGTTTTCTTCATTACAAACGTATTATTATCAACTGGTGATTTATTCATTACCGCAAAATCTGCAAATTTAGTGCCAGCAATTAGTTGTCCAAAATCTGTTTCTAATCTATCTTGTATAAATTCTTCATTGTTAACCATTTCAAGCAATATCTTTCCTTTTTGTGCTTTAACAATAGATGAATTATACGGTATACTTATATTCCAATAAATTGTATATGGATTGAACATTGTAAAATTGTTTCCAAGAAAGAATACTTTAACACCTCTGTAACGGTCGATTGACATATAGAAGTTTAAGAACAAAGTAACTTCATTTTTTAAGTAATGTGTAAAGCCTGTTTCTTCAATTATAAATTCCTCATATATTATCAACCACACATTAGGAAATGATGACGATTTATAATCTTTAGCTTTTGTTAATGCCATAGCATACCCAAACAACATACCATTTATAAAAAAGCAATCACCATCAAAAGTTATTTCATCATCTGGGAACTCATTATTAAGAATAATATCATCAAAGTAAACTTCTTTACTTTCATCTAATTCAGATTTATACCGTCTTAAATATATAAATTGTCTGCCTGTCTTTTTAAACTCTGAAATAGCTTTTTTCTTCAAACTGTATGACTTCCCGCTTGAACGATTTCCAATAATTAAATTAAATAAAGCATTATGTGTCAATGTTCTATTAACATCATACCATATTTGTTTTAATAGTTTACCTATAATATCCCTCCTTTTTTAAATCATCATATAACCTCAATAGAAATACACGATATTCTGCCATAGATAACTCTTTATTGCATGTATTCGTTCTGCCTAAATGTTTATACCAGTTAATCATTGTACCACTATCAAGATGAATAATATAAAATTCATCAGCATTTCTAAATATTTTATAATTATCTGTCTGTATTGAGTCACTTTCATCTGCCATTATATCAAGTAAACTAGGTACATATTCATCAAACAATTTACACATTAAATCTCTATCAATGAAGTATTGTTTTAATACTGATAAATTTTTCATTTTTCCTCCTTAAAATTAAAGAAGGTAATATCTCATAACATAGCAAGCAACCACGCCATTCCGTTCAAGTCAACTCTTCGCTGATGGTATCTTGAAACGGTACTATGTAGGTATGAAATACACCTTCTATTACATAGTACACCATTTTACATATTTTGTCAACTTCTTTTTTTCTTTATCTCAAAACTAGTTTCATTTAGTATAATGCCCCCTTTTACTCTTTTCTGTTGTAGCTTTCCATCATAAGTTTTGCCCTCATGGAAGTTATCCCATGTAACGAATTTATAACAGCTTTCTGGAAGTCCAGCACAGGTTATTTTGTCTTTAACTCTTACACCTTCAAGAAGATAGCATTTTTCCTTTTCTTCATCTTCCATTTTGTCAAAAGCTTTATCACTTATTATCTCTGTTTCAAAGTATGTTTTTTGTCGCAAAAATCTTGCTCTTTTAAATATGCTTTCATGTTTCCATTTACCCAACTCTGTATCATGCACTTGTAAGTTTTCTGGTAACTCTGTACCGATTAAATGTAGACTATCTGTATCAGCATAAACAAATCTGTCATAAACGGATTGAGCACTTGTTATCGTTATGTATCTTGCCCATGAAGTAATAAATGTTCCAACAGGTATATAAATTGGGTTTCTTGTTTCTTTTTCCCCATTCATATATTTTACTCTGCCACTATCGTAATAAGGTATTTTACTCTGTACATTAGGGTTTAATGCAAACTTTCCATATAGAGCATTTAGCATTAATTTTGCTAATACATACATTGCAAAATTACCATCAATTTTACTTTGTATTTTAATTGTTGACCACTTGTCCACATAATCAACAAACATTTTTGTAGAACCTTTAAACTTCCATCCACTATGATATTCTATATTATAAACTTCATAGTGATTTAAAAATAAATCAAGGTCGACGCTTGTCATACAAAGTGTTATTTCTTCACCTTTACTACTTGTTAAATATTCTGTTGGTATAAAAGCAAGGTTATTTTTTAATTGTAATGTTGGTATAAAACCCTCTTTTAATTCAAACTGACAGGTGAACATTTGAACGTACAACACATACAAATCGTCATGCTTATATTTTCCCTCAAAGTAAATACCTTCACCGTACGGTAATAATTTATTTCTCATTACTGAGGGATATAAGCTATTAACATCAAATACAAGTCCATCACCAATATCAATACCAGCATACTTAGGGTTTAAATAAGTGAAACCCCCTCTGTAACTTCTTCTTACATCAGCATCATAGTCGGGAATAGGAAACCACTTATCAAAACGATTAGTTGTTATTGTGTTTTTATAGTCAAATAGGGCATTACTTCCTTGTGTCATTTTTGTTAAATTTTCTTTGAATAAAGTATCCAACGCACAAGCAACAATTGTTACGTCATTTTTTAAATACTCAATCTCTGTTTCTGTTAAAATGTGTCCGATTTCCCTTTTTTCTTTGTAATCAATTTTAAGTTTGCTAATCGGTAATTTAAAACCTTTAGCTATTTCTCTAACAGAAAATGGTAATATTTTTAAGCTGTCGAATATCTCAACATATTTTGTCTTTTTACCCTTTTTTTCAAAGACAATTTTCATTGAATAAAACTGCCCTTTATTACTAATCAATGTTGTAAATGTATTTGTCTCTAATTCTTTTCTGTCTGTAACGTGTTTAAAACCTCTTTCAAATAACCTTGTGATTAAAAATTCACCATCAAACTTTAAATTGTGAAAATACAAGGTCGCATTATTTGAGTTTTTACAATACTCTAAAAAATCATCAATATTGTTACCATAAATAAAATTGACAGGGTTTCCAATTTCACACAAGCCATACGCCCAAACTCTGCAATCTTGTTCATCTGTTGTTGTCTCAAAGTCGGCAGTTAATTTTATTTTAATCACCCCCAACCTTTTTAATAACTTATAAAGAAACAACAAAATTTTATTAATCATTAGAACCTCCCTTTTTTAATTTTTCATAAACAGGTGTCCATATTTTTGTTACAATATCAAGTTTTATTTGCATTTCTTCTGGCGAATATTGAAACTCGATTGTAGCCTCTTGCTCACTATAATATTTTTCCTCAATTAATTCTGCTGGTATTTCTTCAAGCATATTTATTAAGTCTCGACCATGTTCACCAAATACCATTTCCGCGGAAGTTATATAGTTGCGTTTGTATTGTTCTCTTTTTATATCTTTTGCTGTTGATATTGTTTGTCTTTTTAAGCCTTCTTTAAAAAGCTCCCACTCTTTTCCACCCTTAATTTTATTAAAATTGAATTTCTTAGGCTTTAAAGCGTTCATACGCTCACTTCCCATTTCACCACGTTTCATTCCAAGTCTTTCACCTCTGCTGGTTGCCTCCATGTTTTCAACTTCTTTTCGCATTCTTGCTCTTTGTCTGTTGAGTGTTCCTGTCATGATGGATACTTCATTCTTTTCCCATTTAGTGACTTTATTTCCTGTTTCAGAAGTGATTATTTGTTCCGCACCCTTTTTGTTAAATCTATCCAATGACTTTATAGTCTTTTTAAATTCAGAACGTGGCATCTGTTTCAACTCTTCAATCATTTTCTGCTTGTCCGCTTTTTTAATGGTATCTGGTAATAACTCCTTTGTTTCTGGGTGTTTTCGTCTTTCTCTGTAAATCTTTGCATTGAATTTTTTTATTGTGTTTGTGATGGATTCTGTATCATTCTTTCCCCATCTAATAACAGGTTTGTTTGGCATAGCTTATTACCACCTTCCCCAATAATCAAAAAGCCTCTTGTTTCAATCTGTCTATATAAAACAAGGTCTGCATACGTTATAAAATTTACACCAATTTTATAACGTGTTTTTAGTTTTAAATTAAACTCTTTTCTATGCTCTTTATATTGCTCTTTAAATTTCATCAGATACAACTTTGAAGAAAATACAAAAGTCATGTTCGTATCTTCTAAGTGTACTTTATAATCTGAATGAGATAAATCGTAAAATATTCCTTTTCGTGTTTTCATAATGTGGTTAAAAAGGAGGGTATTTCCCTCCTTTTATCCTCCTTATTTCTTTTTGCTTGTTTCTGCTGGCTTGTCCTCTTTATCCTCTGGGAAAAAAGTAACAGTTGTATAAGTGTTATACATTCCATTATCACCCTTATTTTTGCTTTTCTTTTTCCCAAACTCAACTGGTAAACCTTCAGTCTCGATTTCTTCTCTGTATCCATCTTGTTCTAATTGTTTTAAATTATCTGTTAAAACATGTCCACCAAAATAAAAGTTTTTAGAATCTTCTTTTATTGTGATACACACATATTCTTTTATTTTTCCCTCTGAATTATCCTTTAAAAAACCAAAATTATCTATTGTTACAGGACTATTAACAATTCTGTCAAAATCTCCTTTTTCTCTGCCTTCCATAAATGGTAATAGTATTTCAAATTCCTTTGCTCTTTCTTGCAATGATTTTTTCATAATTTTCTCACTTTCTCCACTTCTTCCGTAGGTCGGCTAATTTTTAAATTGTTGTATCAATGCCTTTGTAACGACACACATAATTGTGTGATGAAACACTTTGTTTTGTTGGAATGTTCTCTGCGTTAAACTCTTTTATGTCTGCATCTTGCTCTCTGAAATTTTCTTGTATACTGCACACAAATCTATGTGTGCAGTTTTTACAAAATATAGGAATTTGTGAATCTGGGTTTATTGGCATTTATGCCTCCTGTGTATGTGTATTTTGTTCCTCTTGTGGTGGTGACGGTGGTGTTACAACCTTTGTTGCGTATTTGATGAAATCTTCTACTGAAATTTCATACACATCATCAACCTTGTTTAAAGCTGTTATTTGTGCATTCATTCCGTATGCTTTTCTGACTTCCTTTAGTGCTTTTTCCTCTGTTATTTCACCGTTAACAGTGATGCTCTTGTTAGGTTTTGCAACTGGCACTCCTTTTTCAAATATTACTATTGCACTTTCAATAGTTGTTGCGGTGATGGTTCTTGTTATTGTTTTTCTCATGGTATTTCCTCCTATTAATTGCGGTATGTATTTTATCGGGATTGTGACCGATTTTCCGCATTACCACCCGTTAGGGTGTCACTCTGCGATTAAAATTTATGTTTTATTTGTTCATTTCCTCATATAATAAATTCATTGCAAATATTAATCCTGATATTTTCCATTCATAACAATTAATTAAATCAAAATTATCTTCCTCATTTATTTCTAACCTTTTAATTTCTTTTTCAATTTTTAATTGCTCATCATATAACTTATTATAAATATCATTCATCTTTAACCCTCCTATAAAATAATTGTTTTATTCTTCCTTTATTTGTAACTTGTCCTTGTTTATACCTTATTATACAACTTCTACTATCATATGTCAAGCACTTTTTTAAAAAAAGTACAACTATTTTTAAAAAAAGCTGACAAACGTTTCTAAATGTTATATAATGAATTATAGGAAAAATAACCCATGTATAAGAGGGAAGGAGGTTTTCAATGGAATTTGATGTGATACAAGCTATTTCACAAGTTGGATTTCCGATTGCTGTTGCAACTTATTCATTAGTTGTATTAAACAAGACAATTCAGAAAAACACAGAAATAATGACAAAAATCGCAACAAAACTTGACATTGATAATACTACTACATAAAGGAGGTGTAAAATTGACATACGGAGGCAACAGATATTTAACCCTTGAAGAAATGCAAGTAAACGCACAATACATATATGGTTATCTGATAAATTCTGGTTGGACAAAAAATGCAATTTGTGGCATGTTGGGAAATATGCAAACTGAAAGCACGATAAACCCATCAATCTGGCAATCCCTAGACGAAGGTGATTTATCTGGAGGATATGGTCTTGTACAATGGACACCAGCAACAAAGTATATTGACTGGTGTACAAGTAATTCATTGGTATACAGTGAAATGGATAGCAACTTATTGCGAATTTTATATGAAGTCACTAATAATATACAATGGATACACGAAACCATGACTTTTGAACAGTTTACAAAGTCGAACGATTCCCCATATAATCTGGCTTTGTTATTTCTTGCACACTATGAAAGACCAGCAGAACCAAATCAACCCCAAAGGGGTGAACAAGCTGATTACTGGTATAACTTCTTGGAAAATATCGTGCCTCCAATCCCACGTAAAAGGTCAAAGATTTTTCTATATTTACATAAAAGAAGGAGGTTTATTCTAAATTGAAACCAGAAGAATTTAAAGCTAAAACAGAAGAATTACTACAAAATCACACAGACCAAGCAAAAATAAGTACAATACTTGCTGAATTGAATGATGATTATGTAAAGGAAATGACAGAGAAAACAACAGCATTAACAACAGCAGAAAAGCTGGTTGCTGATAATGAAAAATTAAGGTCTGCTAATATGAGTCTATTTCTTAAAATTGGTGAACCAAAAAAAGAAGAAGAACAAAAAGCAAACACACTTGATACCCCAAAGTATGAAAGTTTGTTTGATGAAAATGGAAATTTAAAATAAAAGGAGGAACTACAAACAATGGCAAATATGCAATCAATTTTAGAAGTAATAAGAGCAAATGCCTCAACAGAATATCAAGAACGTGTTCCAGAGGCTACACAAACAAATATAACACAGGTAGGAAACCCAATACTTGAATATCAATCTATTCAGAACGAGTTTTTAAATGCCTTAATTAATCGTATTGCTTTATCAGTAATACAAAATAAGACAGCAAAAAATCCTTTAGCTGTTCTTAAAAAAGGTTCAATTCCACTTGGTTCTGATATCCAAGAAATATTCACCAATATGGCAAAAGATACAGGTTTTGACGGATTAGGTTCAAAACTATTAACAAAGACTACACCAGATACAAAAACATTGTATCATAGAGTTAATAGAGAAGGACAATATCCTGTTACAATCACTAGAGTAATGCTTGTACGTGCTTTCACTTCATATGGTGAATTAGAAAAGATGATGAACAGCATTATAACATCAATGTATTCTGGTGACAATTTTGACGAATTTATCTTAATGAAAAACTTATTTGCTGGTGCTGTTAAAGATAATTTAATCACAAAAATTAATGTTGAACATTTAGATGATGCAACAACAGCGACAAATTTAATTAAAGCAATTAAGAAAGCAAGTAAAGCTTTCACATTTCCATCAACAGCGTTTAATAAATATTATGTTAATAAGCCGACTTCTGATGCTGGTGAACCTGTAACAACATGGACACCATTAGAAAATCAAATCTTGCTTATCCGTTCTGATATAATGGTCGATATTGATGTTGATGTGCTTGCAAAAGCTTTCAACATGAATAAAATGGACTTTCTTGCAAGGACATTGGAAGTTGATAATTTTGGAAGTGAAACTGATTGTTATGCATTGTTAATGGACGAGAGTTGTCCACAAATTTACGATAATTTGTACGAAATGACACAATTCTACAATCCACAAGGTTTGTACTGGAATTACTGGTTAAATCATCATCAAACATATGGCTTTTCATTGTTTGCAAATAGTGTTGCTTTCATCTGTGAAAATGAAACATTATCACTTGATAAAGCTACGTTATCATTTATATCATCTGCAACACAAACAATTATTGCAACTAAAACACCAGCAGAGGCAACTGTTACATGGCTATCATCTGATGAAAATATTGCAACTGTTGTTGATGGCGTTGTAACACCAGTTGAAAATGGTACATGTATAATCTTTGCAATGAATGGCGATAAAGTGGCACAATGTAGTGTTACTGTAAATATAGCTTAACGGAGGTTCTCATGGCTTTCTCTCCTAATTCTAAGGTGTATCTTCTTGATACACCTTTAGACAATAATTATAAAAATGAAATAAGGTTCACAAGTTTACAAGCACAATACAATTATTTTGCTGGTAGAATTAGGCATACATTTAATGATGTTACATACCAGAGAAAAGATAATATTGTACGTGTTGCGAAACATATTGATGAACTTTGGAATGTAAACTATGTAATGTACCAAAACTCTAATTTTACAAACAAATGGTTTTATGCTTTTATTACAAAAATGGTTTATGTAAATGACAGAACAACGGAAATTTACATTGAAACTGACGTATACCAAACATGGTTATTTGATGCAGAGATAAAGGAAAGCTTTGTTGTTAGAGAACATGTTAAAGATGATACGATTGGAAAGAACCTAATTGAAGAACAACTCGATACAGGTGAATACAAAATGTATACTTATGAACGCTCTGGAAAATTAGGTGACTTATGGAATGTTATAGCTTTTTCTGATATCTCTGTTATACCTCCCCCATTAGGTAGTATAGAGCCAACAGGGAATATATATGCTAATGTAGTTAGTGGTCTTACATATTTTGCGTTTCCAAATACACATGATGGAACAGTATGGCTAAAAAATGTAATTGAGGCATATACAACAGCTGGAAAAGTTGATGCTATTGTAATGATATTTACAATTCCATACTTAGCATTAGGAACAGATGAAACATTGCCCCATAAAATAGCAAATCAACAGCTTTTTGGATATGATACAATAAGCATCACTAAAAAATTAGATAATATTGATGGATATGTACCTAAAAATAACAAATTATTCTGTTACCCATATAATTTTCTTTATGTATCTAATAATGGGGGTCAATCAGCACAATATAGATATGAAGATTTTAGTGAAGAAAATGCTATGTTCACTATATGGGGGAGTATAATGCCGAATACTACTCTAATGTTTGCCCCTAATAAATATAAGGGTGATGGCAACACAATCAAATATGAATATGGTTTAACATTAAATGGTTTTCCGTTAGCATCTTGGGTATCTGATACTTATACTGCATGGTTGGCACAAAATAGTGGTGCGACTGCTGTTGGTTTAATTGCCTCTGCTGGTGCTGGTATCATTGGAGGAGTTACAGGAAACGCAATGGCTGTCATGGGTGGTGTTATGGGTATTTATACACAACTGCATCAATGGTATAAAGCATCTATTCAACCAGATGAGGCTAAAGGTCAAATTGGAAGTGGTTCTTTACACATTGCATCTAATAGTTTGGACTTTTACATAGCACACATGGGTATTAAAGCAGAATTTGCAAAGAGAATTGATGATTTTTTAACCATGTTTGGCTATAAGGTTAACGCTTTAAAAATACCAGAGTTAAACAGTCGGTTAAGATGGAATTATGTGCAGACAATAGATATTAATATTGATGGTGGTATTCCAACAGATGATATGACAAGACTTAAAAAGATTTATAATGATGGTGTAACTTTATGGCACAATCCATCTGAATTTTTAAACTATGAATTAAGCAATCCAATAATATAAGGGAGGTGAAAGAGTGTTCAATATATTTAATGCATTAGGTTTTTTCAATAATGGTAAAACACCCAACATGAATATTATGACAGCTAATGATTATTATGATAGACTTAAATTAATCGCTTTATCAATATTTGAATGGGCAGGACTTCCAGAGAGTTGCAATGCAAAATTTTTAGAAGAAACTTTATATTTATATGGTAGAGCATTATTCATCAATGAGCCGACAATGGGATATTTAAATACAAGGTGTACACCATCTGGAAACTTAAACATATACAATGAACCTGTTAGTTTTAACGCTTATGGTGTTGGATTATCTCAAAATTTTGATAGAGACAAATGTGTTTTAATCAGAAATAATTATCTTGAAAGACCGACAGATAACTCAATCATATTATTTGCATCAAGATTAACAGATACAGAACGCACAATTGATGTTAATATAAACGCACAAAAAACCCCAGTTATTGTATATGTTGAGGAAAAAGACAGATTAACCATTAAAAACATTTACAAACAATATGAAGGAAATGAACCTTTTATATTAGCTGGAAAGGGGTTATCTGGTGGTGACTTAATAAAGGTAATGAAAACCGATGCACCCTTTGTTGCTGATAAACTACAAATTAATAAACAACAAATCTGGAATGAGGCATTAACATTTTTAGGAATTAACAATGCAAATACTGATAAAAGAGAACGTTTAATAACAGATGAAGTTGAGGCGAACAATGAGGTTATTTCTATTAATGCTGATAGTATGCTACTAACAAGACAAGAGGCTTGCAAACAGATTAACAAAATGTTTAAGTTGAATGTAAGCGTTAAAATGCGGTCATTTGATAAAGAAGAAACAGATTATAAAGAACCAGAAAAGGAGGAAACAAAGTAATGGCAAAATATACTGTTGAATTGAATGATATTGTAAAAAGCGGTTTTAAGCTATTCGACTTTGATTATCCTTTTTATGATAACACCAAAAAGCCAGAGTTTGAAACACGCTTTATAGAGCATTTCAGATTTTATGAAATAGGTGTTGAAACTGTTGCACGTTTTCAGCATAATTTAAAGGTTACATTTAATGAAAAACTTCCCTATTATAATAAAATTCTTGAAACTTCCTTGTATGAATATGACATAAAAAATAATTACAATTTAACTGAAACTTTTACAAAGACAAATAGTAAACTTGTTAAGGGAAACGCAAATCAAACAGGAATTTCAAATACTGATGTTACCCAAGATATGACAGAGACTAATAATAAATCAAATGAAGTAAACAGCAACATTGATAGACTTGACAATTCTAACATTGATAAAACAGCTAACAACATTAATAATAATAAAAATGTTGAGAGTGATACACCAAATGGTTTATTGTCAATGGAGGATATTAAAACTAATATATTTGCAAGTAAGGCTCTATTACAAGATGGTACAACAGAGGTTACAGAAAAACAAATTAGTGCTGTTACTTCTAATGATAAGTCACTTGCAACAGGTACAGAAACAGCAGAAAATGTTGTAGAGGGTACAACGTCAACTAACAACGATTTTTCAAGTGAAACAGATACAGAAACAACAGAAAGCGGTAATGAGTCATATACACTTGAAAGAGTTGGTGACATTGGCGTTGATACCACACCAGATAAGATTAAAAAACACTTAGAAATTCAAAAAATATTAACAACTGTTTATATCAATTTCTTTGATGAATGTAATGATTTATTTATGCAACTATATTAAAAGGAGGAAATAAAATGGCAATAGAAAAAATTAATTTTAGTTATCCAGAGGGAAGTATTCAAAGCGTTTATGATGGACAAGCAATAACAGCTTTACAATTAGCTGGAATAACAGCACATAAGGTTGATGAATGTATTGAATTAGTAAACGGTGTTGAGCAATCAGCAATTGAGGCAACAGATATTGTTGACACAATGAAAATTGCTCAAGAACAATTTATAACAGAAAATAATGACGTTAGACAAAATCTTGTTATTGATAATCAAACGTATCTTGATGGTTTAACAGCATCTAAAACACAGTTTGAAACTGATTTAAATAATAGTAAAACATCATTTGAAACAGAATTAAATAATAGTAAAACGGTGTTTGAAAATAATATGTTAAATGCAGTAAACACAATTATTGAAAATGCAGAAACAGATATAGAAATAAATGTCTCTGAAAAAATTAATGCAATGGCAACTGATGGCACTTTAACAAATATAATTGATGAACAAATTTTTTCTGATATAAGAAACGAATTAGAAGATATTTCAATTAATGTAAAAAATTATGGTGCTATTGGCGATGGGATAACTAATGATACTCTTGCAATAAAAAATGCTATAATTTATGCATCTTCTATAAAAGGAAGTACTCTATTATTTCCAAAAAGTGAGGGGTTTTTAATAAATGAACCTTTGGTAATACCTCCTAATATAAATGTAGTTATGGAAAGCCCTGTTATATATGATGCTTTGGGTATAGCAATAACGATAGGTGATAACGCATTACCGAATTTTAATTGTAATTTAAAATTAAATGTTGTTCGTAAAACTCAATCTGATTGGACTTTAGAAACTGAAATTGGTATTAAATTAATAAACCCTTATCATTGTAAAATTGATATTGTGCAAGCACTTCATTTTACTATTGGCGTTCAATATATCGGTATTGGTACTGGTTGCTCTTATAACACATCAAATTTACGTTACATAACTAATAATAAATATGATATTGATTTGACAAATGGTATAAATGGTTGGTGTAATGAAAATTTATTTTTAGGGGGTAGATTTACGGTTCATTCTGATGTAGCAAATGTGGGAGACAGTTATGCAGTAAGAATTACAAGTACAACTGCTTATTTAAATAATTGTAATATATTTTTAAAACCCTCTGTTGAAGGAAAGAAAAGTTTGCTATTATGTGAACATGGCTCATTAAATGTGTTTGAAAATTGTAGGAAAGAAACAACAATCCCATTGTTAGCAAAATTTATGAATAAAAGTGCATTAAATAAAATTACAACAACATTTGATGGTTTTGATACAACAATAATTGATGAAACTGATTATAAGTCTAATGTATATACAAATGGAAGATATTTAGCAAGACAAAACTTACAGACAATATTCGCTTTACATGATATTCATTTAAACTCTACTGAATATAATGATACTTACCCAGATTACACTCATGTAAAAGGTGCATTATTATGTAGGACTAGTGGCGGAGTTTATGAAAAAGCAACTTTAAATTTAAAAATTAATAGTGATTTTTTAGAAATAAATAGTTGTATGATAGGTGCTTATATTGATACAACAAAATTAAAAAATTTTGTTGTATCTAACCTATCGGTTACAGGATATGGTGGAAGGGCTATTGTAATATGTTATGATGAAAATAATGTAAAATTAGGAAACACTGCACAATATGTTAAAGGTGATTCAAATATACAGTTATTTTATAGTAGTAATTATGGTGGTTGTTGGCAAACTGGAAGTGATGTTACTGGAAAAGTTGCATTTAGAATTGAAGAAAATGTTAAAAAAATATTTGTGGGTTTTGGTAGTGGCTCTCAACCTTTAAGAATTAAATCACTATTTATCGAAACAGCAGATAAAAATAATGCATTTAATGTATCAATTACACCGAATGAAGATAAAAGACTTGCTATTAAAGCACCAACAGGTGCATTAAGTAATACGCAATTCTATAAAAAGGGTACAATTATTTATAATGACAATCCTGTCGAATTAGGTGTATCACCAAATAAGTATATTGTAACAGGTTGGACTTGTATAACAGAAGGTAGTGCTGGAACATGGGTAGAAAATAGAACACTCACTGGTAACTAATATCCCAGCCCCTACTCCCCAAATAATTTCCCTCGGTGGTTGTGTATAAAATCACTTCCACCAAGCCCCACCCTTTTTTGTTCACTGGTTGTACTCTGTTTTTGGGGGAATCTAT